ATTTGATGGGACGACTATCAGAACAAACCATTTACGGTGGGTATTGGGCTAAAGTAACAAATAGAATACTGAGGCACCGGGAGTTGCTATGCAGTTAATTCAAGTGAAGTTATTGGGAGAGCTAGGGCGCACTTTTGGGCGCAGCTATGAATTCATGGCGAATTCCCCTAAGGACATCATGTCTGCTTTATGCAATCAACTGACTGGCTTCAAGCAATTCATGGTGGAAGCCCATGAGCATGGCATTGGATTTAAGGTGATTGATGGCGATCCAGAAGGTATGGACTATGCTAATTTTACGATGGGGTGTAGGAAGTTAATTATTGCTCCAGTGGTGTCTGGAAGTGGATCTATTGGCCGCATTCTTCTAGGAGTAGCTTTGGTGGCGCTTTCGTTTACTGGCATTGGAGCTGTAGTTTTAGGTACATATGGAGCGACAGCGGCAACAGCAACAGCAGCAGCAACGGCTGGAACAACACTAACTCTTGGAAGTATAATGTTTAATCTTGGTACAGGACTAATTTTAACTGGCATTGCATCTTTGCTAACGCCACCAGTCGAAACGCCAAAAGAAACGGAAAGAAAAGATTCTTATCTTTTTGATCGTGCCACTGAACTTACTTCACAAGGTGCTCCAGTACCATTACTTTATGGACGATTCCTTGCCGAAAGCCCATTGATTATTAGCTCTGCTCTTACCACTCAACAGGTGGCCGTCTGATGACCATTGATTTGCTGCCATTGGCAATGCCAGGCGGAGACATTGTGTACGCTGGCGCAGGCGGAGGCGACAAAGGAGGCGGCGGCAAAAAAGGAGGCCGTAAGCCTGAGGAAGATGCTGAATCATTAAGAAGTCGATCGGAAGCCATTTTTGTGGCTGTTTTGTCAGAAGGTGAAGTACAAGGTTTTGAAGCTGGCGTGGATCCTCTCACTCGTATTTTCTTGGATGGAGTGCCAATTAAAAACAGAGACGGTAGTTTCAACTATACAATTAATGCTTTCTACACGGGATCATCCGTTAATGCCCTTGGCAAGGGAAGTTTAATTCCGGCTATTTCTGCTTCTTTGCCATCGCTTATTCGCAATAATGTCACGGGAGCCGTCAACTCTATTGTTGTTGATTATCGCGTTGGCACTCAAAGTCAAGCTCCAATGCCAGGCTTTGATGACATCAAGGCTGAACAAGGCGTTGGTATCAAGATTACAAAATTAATTGGTGCAGTATCAAGGGTTACCACTAGTAGTTTGTTTAACCGTTTGCGCATACGAGTGGGTATTGGCTCCTTGTTTTTTATCAACAAAGAAAATGGAGACGTAAAAGGATCAAGCGTTACTTTTAATATCAAGATTCGCCCGGAAGGCGGCTCTAATATTGTCGATGAAAATAAAACAATTTCAGGAAAGTCTCGTGGTCCTGTAGATTTTGAATACGAATATACTTTGAGTGGCAATGGTCCATGGGTGGTAAGCGTTGAACGCATCACTGGAGATCCCACTAGCACAAGCGTAAGTGATGATTTATATTTTAAGGCTATAGTTGGTATTATTGATCAATCATTTTCCTACCCAAACACTGCACTATTTGGCCTTAAGATTGGCGCTGAGAACTTTTCGTCCGTGCCGTCAGTGTCTGCCGATATGCTAGGCATCAAAATAAAAATCCCTAGTAATTATGACCCCATTGCTCGTTCTTATAGTGGCATTTGGAATGGCACATTTAAGACAGAATGGAGCAACAATCCAGCATGGATTTTCTATGACTTATTGACCAACACTCGCTATGGCGCAGGACAATTTATTAACGAAAGTCAAGTGGATCGCTATGCTCTCTATCCCATTGCTCAATATTGTGACAAACTAGTCAGCGACGGGAAAGGAGGAACGGAACCAAGGTTTACTTTTAATGCTTATATCACGGATAGAGGAGAAGCTTATGACGTACTAAACAGTTTGGCTGCATGTTTTCGTGGCATGTTGTATTTTAGCGAAGGTTCTGTAGTTGCGATACAAGACACGCCAAAGGCAATGACCAAGATCTTTTCTCCTGCTAATACCATTCAAGAAGTGGACGATAGTGGTACAGTTACTGGCCCACCATTTTCCTATGAAGGCACTGCTCGAAAAGCGCGTAAAACAGTTGCCTTGATAAGTTGGAGTGACCCTGAAGATAAATATAAAAGCAAAATTGAATATGTGGAGGACAGTGCTGGCATTGACCGTTATGGCTACCACGAAGTGGAGATTAGGGCATTTGGCACCACGTCTCAAGGGCAGGCGCAACGCATTGGACGATGGACCATCCTCACTGATCAACTAGACACTGAAACTATTACATTTCAAACTGGTACGGAAGGATTTTTTGTCCTGCCTGGTGAAATTATTGGTATTGCCGATCCTGCAAAAGGAGGAAAGCGCTATGGGGGAAAAGTAGTGGATGCCACCACTTCGTCTGTTTCCATTGATCAAGACTTTACGCTGCTTGCAAATAAATCGTACACACTTACAGTGATGCTGCCAGACGGCTCCCTGGAGAGCCGTACAGTAACCAACGAAAGCGAAGTGGTCGTTGCTAGCCCCTTGTCATTTGATTTTACAGCCAATAGAACAGTAAGATTGGCAAATGGCATTGAAGTACCAAATCAACGCTATCTCTTCTTAATTCTTTAACATGGCTACCATCTTAAATGTCAACCCGCCATTTTCCAACGCACCGACTGTTGGCGCACCATGGGTGATACAAGAAGATGCCGATGGAGTGAGAAAATTTCGTGTGATTTCCATTAGCGAAAACGAAGGGAAGATGACAGTATTGGCTGCTTTGTACAATGAAGACAAATTTACTGCCACTGATAATGCCACTAAATTAAGCTCTCCTCGGATTTCTCTTGCCAAGAACCAAACCCCTCCATCCGTTGCTGCCGGTAGCATTGTACTTGGCACCCCTTCCTAATGGCACAAAACGAAGTTTCCTGGACCTACCCTCAATACTCAGGCTATTCCATCCTTAATGCAGCAGTACATCCTGCCGTATGCTGGAATCCATTGCAGAATAATCCATTCATAGCTGCGTTTGAAGTGGCCTACTTGGATGTTCAGAACAATCTTTGGATTGATCTTGGACGCACGGCAACAAGCTACATTCGTTTTCCGTCTGATGATTACAATGCCAGCGCCACTTATCAAATTAGAATTGCTACAATAGGAGTGAATGGCGTCCGTTCTCCCTATTCATATAGCGAAATTTCATTCTCCAGCCCATTATCGTTTGACTTTACCACCAATCAGACAGTAAGATTGGTAAACGGCACGGAAGTGCCAAACCAACGCTATCTCTTCTTGATTCTTTGATATGGCCAATCTTTATGGACTTGATGCCGCCGGTAATGCTGCCTATGTCAAGGCAGTGGGTACTGGCGCTGTAGGCGATCCTTTTATCATCCATAACGATTCCTTCACTTCAGTGCTGAAGAGTGCCTTTATCACGGGCTCTGGCAGTGCTGACGTGGTGGCAGCAGTAGCAAGCACCAAGCTTAGGGTGATTGCTATGGCGATCACGGCAGCTTCTGGCTGTACAGTGAAAATCCAAAGCGGAGGTTCCACTGATAAGACACCTCCTTTCCACCTAGCGGCTAATGGCAACCTCACACTCTCCAATCCATTGGGGCTTTTTGAAAGTACAATTAGCGAAAAGCTTAATGCTGTGCTAAGTGGCACCACCACTTATTCGCTAATGCTTTCTTATCGAGAGGTAGTGTGAGTTACGTTGTAGCCAGCAAGGAAATAGCGCAGATAGACATTGCGTTATTTGATCGTGATTTTTTTGATGGCATGCAATTTCTGCTGCAAGACAGCAGTGGCACTCCCATTAATTTAGACGGAGTGGTTGCTTGCGCCACCGTTTATAAAGTGACGAGCGCTGGTTCGACTGCCATTACGGCTTTCAATATTGAAAAACTAGAGCCATATACAAACGGACAAATCAGGCTATGGCTGACAAGCCAACAAACAGTTTTGCTGTCTGATGCATATGATAGCACTCAACAAAAAGCTGGTTCTGCTGTATTTTTCCCAACGGCCTATTCTTCGCAAGCTGATTCGTCTAGCTTTTACGAACACAGCAATTTACGTTGGGACTTGCGCATTGAAACTCCAGACGTTTCAGTGGATTTGATTTCCGCCAGTGCTAATAGTTTTGTCACTCAAACGAGCCATGGTTTTGCTGCTTCTGATCGTATTGTATTTAGTGGTAGCACTGAATCAAGCATCAATTACAATGGCACCAGTGCTCGCATTTACTCTAGTTTGACCAACATTTCATATGTGCCGCCTTATGGTTTTACCATTAGCTCGTTATCTGGCATCACTAATGCCGCCATCGGCGGAAATGTGTATAGACTAAAGCAGGATACAGTAGTCGTTGGCAATGTCATTGTCAATTCCACCCTCTCTAATTGCTTCCCTTAGAAATGGCTGATCTAAAAGAAGGCGTTGCAGTTGTCACCGTAGGGCGAACTGCCCCCATTCCTCCTGGTCCGCAACTAGCGCAAAACAGCCTTCCCGTGGTCATTGCCAGTGATCAGGCAGCAGTGCCAGTGGAGGTGCAAAACCAGCAAATTAGTGAAGTTAGCCTGAGCCTGCTTGGCATTCCTAGGGCGGAAGTGGCCCTTGGTATCTTTGCTGATGTTACCACTTACGCTGTCAACCCTAATGAATGGGCAAGTGAAGGTGCTGGTACTGTCACGCACATCCCCACGGAAAGTGCAGCTCAAATCACAGTGGGCACTGCGCTTACTAATTCTTATGAAATTTTAGGCAGCAGGCGATTTTTTCGTTACCAACCAGGGCGAGTGAGTGCTGCCACGTTTGGCGTGAGAGTTAATACTACCACTGACCGCACTGACATCAAGAAATTTGGTGCATTTGACAAGCGCGATGGTTATTACATTGAAGTGCAAGGTGGCGGGCAAACTGCCATTGGCGACAAGGAAAACAATCTTTATTGTGTGAGGCGCACCAGTGCCCTTGAAAGCAACGAGCCAGGCATTCGTACTGCCAACACTGCAGACGGCGACAGGGGCACTGCAGGCACCGATCTAGTGATTGTTCGCGCTGGCCTTACTTACATTCATGCAGGTTTGTTTGACCTTAGCTTGCGTGCTGCTGGTAACAACATTGGCAGTAATGCATCATCTGATGGTACGGCTACTGTCACTGCAAGCTTCTTTACAGTTCCCAATGATTATCGCTACACCTATGAATATCGGGTGCCGCGTAAGTTCTTTAGTCATGATCGCCTCGATGGTCAAGATCGCACGCAATACTATTCAGACCGCACTCCTGGCCGTTCTAGCTTCACTGTAAGCATTGGCGGCACTGCTGGTTCACCTACTGTCACCTATGGAAATAGCACGGCAGTAACTGACGAGCTAAATAATATCCTCACTCGCAGTAGTGTGTGGGACATTGACCTTTCAAAGGTGACAATGTTCAAGATGGAATATAGCTGGTATGGTGCTGTTGGCGGTCATTTCCTTGCTTATGTTCCTGATGCTACTACGGCAGGAGAAGCACGATGGGTGAGGATGCATCACCTTCGGGCATCTAATCAACTTACAAGCCCAAGCCTTGGCAACCCTACTCTCCCCATTTCCTACCTTGCTCAAAAAGGGACAAGCGGCAATGAAAATTCCATTTACAAATACGGAGCATCGTATTACATTGATGGTGGAGACAAGGGGACAATCACGGCTCGTTCGCAAAGTAATACTACAGACCGTGCTGCCACCACAAGTGGCACCATGCTGATTGGTCTGCGTACACGGAGCACAATCAACTCCATTCGTAATCGGATGCAAGTGTATCCCACTCGTCTTGGTATTGGCACTGACGCACGTTCTGTGGTGCGTTTGGTCAAGAATCCTACGGTGGTTTCCGGCACTCCCGTATTCACTTCTGCTGATACACTTAGTCCCATTGAATTTACCACTAGCTCAGGCGTGACTGTCATTGCAAGCGGAATTACTGTTGCGACATTCTTTGTTGGAGTGGGTGGAGTGGACATTGATCTAGCTCCTTATTTTGGCTACAACAAAGACTATCTCTCCTATCCATTGGCCGCCGCC